TGCTATTGTAAATGGATCCATAATAATACTCAATCGTATCCTGTAATATTACCATTTTACTTAGTCTTTATCAACTCATCAGCAAAACACCCTCTATACTGGTGTTCGCCGACATGTGAGATCCTATCGGTAACCAAGGCATAACATTCACCGCCTATATCTTTCCATCTTTTACAGAAAGCAAAATCCTCACCCATATAAGTCTTATTAACTGGATCAAACCATGTATCGAAAAGATTATAATAATAAGGCCTGTTTATCATTTCACCATTAATAATAGTTTTTTGAACTATCTCCATTTCAGGGTAAGCTTTAATCATTTTCTCTATAGTTTCTTTTTTAATTAACATACACCCAGTTGGTGAATGAGTTACTTCAATAACACCATCGTTAACTCTTATATTATCTTCTTCTTTTACCTTCATAGGGTATCTATACAAACCTTTAAATTTTAAATCTTTTGCGTTTTTTATCTCCCCAGCTTGTATTCTTTGCCATGCTTTATCCCAATTTAAATCTTTTAATGGATAAGGAACAGATATTACTCCTTTATCTGCTGCAATCATTTTAAATACAGACTGTGCTTGAAACTCAATATCAGAATCAATGAACAATAAATGAGTGTGGCCACTCTCCATAAAACTAGAAACACACAAGTTTCTACCCTGTGTTACTAGTGATGATTTCATGATTTGAAAAGAAACCAAAACATTGTTTTTCATGCATTGTTTTTGAAAATCTAAACAAGCTTGAAAGTAATGAATAGAGACTTCACTATGACAAGGGGTTGCTACAAAAATAGAAAATTTTTTAGGTTCTTTATTCCCTGTAGGTGTTTCTTCTCCTGGTTTATTAAACCAAATAGGCTTACTAGGATCTTGCATTATTTAACCCACCTATCAATAAGTTTAATTTTTTCCTCTGCATCTACAGCTTTTTGTAAAAGTTTATCTATTTCATCTAAATGCTGAGGGTGTTCTCCTATACCCACAGAACTTTTTAAGTAAACATTTATAACAGCCAGTGCTTCAGCTATTTGTGCTTCGTATCTTTTTTTAAGTGCTTCTAACATTTAACGCTCCTTGTAAAAAATTTGTCCAATGACCCGCTATTGTTTTCCAATTGTAAAAATGACTAAAGAAATTTTGTTGAAATTTTAAGTGTGTATGACATCCTTCATCATTTATTTGATTGGGTATGTTTTCTATAACAGCTGCAAATTGTCTAGCTAAATTTTCAAAGTTTGTATCCATAGGTATGTATATAGGAAACTCAGAACATGTTTCATACAATGCACCATTGTCTGTTGTGGCCATATATAAACCACAAGCTAATGCTTCAATAGCAGATATACAAGATGTTTCTTCCCATACATTAGGATAAATAAAAGCATCATAAGTATGTAAATTTTCTAATATATATTTATTTGGTTTATATCCAATATAATTCACATTAGATAATTTTTTAGCTTGATCGTAAAGAGGTTCATAAAGATGATCATTTTGTTTTTTAAAGTCATCACCATAAACTTGAGTGCTGCTATATACATCTAATTGTATATTAGGATTTTTAATTAGTTGCATTGCTCCTAATAAAACAGATAATCCTCTCCAAGGAGTAGGATGGTATATTAATTTAATTTTTTCTCTTCGTGGTTTAGGATCTCTTTGTTTTATATCAGTAATACCATTTTTAATCACTGTACATTTTTCATAAGGAAGATCAAAAGTCTTTCTCCATTGTTCATAGTTCCAGTGACTATTAAAAACATAATAATCATATTGTTTTATTTGTTCAGGGTCTTTAAAAAACTTTTGAAAATGAGGTTGGTCGGTGGCCATTTTTTGCCAAAGTATGTTTACTTTATCTTTAGACAAGGGCACCTTACCTGGAACCGATGTACAAATTTGAAACTTATCTAGTAAATCTTTAGACACATGTTGTTCTAAAAAATTGTGCTGTAGCTCTGTTCCGCCTAAAGGTTTCATATGTATTCTTTTACTTTTTTTTGTACCAAGTTGCAATAGTGTATCTTTCCCCATTTAAAACTTTATTTACTCCATGAGTAATGTTTACACCACTAAAAACAATAGTTTTATTTTTCGCTGGTCTTACAATTGTTCCTTCTCCAAAAAATGTTTCTCCTCCATCAAAATTATCATTTAAAAATGTAATTGATGAAATAGTTGTATCCCTTGAAGCACGATCAATATGAATATTTTGTAAAGAATTTTTAGGCCATTTAACTATTTGAATCCAATCTATTACATTATTATAGATGTAAGGTTTATATTTATTATAAAAATATTCTTTGTCCTCATTTTCTACAGGTAAAAAAATAGTATTGTTATCATTATATTTTTTATGGTTTTTTACATTTTGACTAAATCCATGCAACAGATTAGCAATTTCTTTTTCCGTAAAAATATTATAACGAATATCGATAAAGGAGCTCATTATTTAAATATACTCCATGAACAAACTATTCTTTTGTGAATTGATAAAGCAGCATGTGCCATTTTTGCAGGAATAAATATAGCGTCTGTTTTGTTAATCTCATAAATTTTGTTTAAAGAGGGAAAATCATAAAAAGTTTTACCTTCAAGACCGATTATAAAAACATTCTCATTATCTACATGCATATTACCAGTCGAAGCTCTAAACGAAAAAAAAATATCAGGTAAAAATTTTTCATCTTGAACATCTTTTTTAAAGAGGATGCTTAATTGTCTATGTATTTCTTTTAATTTCACATTTTCTCTAAGATTAAATATTTGAAAATTATGGCTAAAGATATCGTTAACATCCATACCAGTTTGATAAGGGTATTTTATAGTGTTTTTAAAATATCTATATGAAATTAAACTTAAAATATCATTAAAATTAAAACTGTCTTTAAAATTAACTATGTTTTTAAAGACTTTTACTTCATTAAAATTTTCATTTTTTAAAGACGCTATGTCTAAACAATTCATTTTTTTGTTTTACTAAACATAGGTAAATCTGGAACTTCAACAATTACATCTGTAGCTAAATCTTCTTTAGAATGTTGTTTAAGAAAAGCTTCTTCACTTTCGTACTTTTCTCCAGTTTTTTTACTTCTATAAATAGTTTTTGTTTTGCATTTAATTTTTTGATAAACCGTCATGCGATTTTTCTATATTATTCTAGCGCCCCTGTCCACGAGATTTCTTAGGATGTTTTTTCCCTGGCCCACATTTCTTTCTTATTCTTCCAGGTCTTTTTCTGGGTGTTCTTTTGTGGTAATTGCTAACTCCAAAGAGTGCTTTCTTTTTAGCCATTCTCTTGAGATCTATCTAGTTGTGCGTATGTAATTGTGCCTTGAATTTTATTACTTCCTGTAGCTGCTGTTACTGTAATTGCGTCTCCTGCTTCAAGGTTTAACCCTTGTGGTGTGGCATTAACTTGTGATTTTGCTGCAACATCATCTCTAAAAAATTCATATTCAGCATTTGAGTCTGAAGAGTCAACCAAGTTCATATTAACTAATATGGCAGATGACGCATCATTATTAACAACATACATACTTTTTACAATTATTGTTGCATTAGTTGGACATGTAAGCACTGTAGTTTTCCCTGTGCTCGCTTGTTTAAAACCTTGATTTTTATATTGAATAGTCATTAGGCTAAAAAATAGTTGAATGCATTTATATCGTTTTTTATATCATTCTCATAAGAGAAGTTCAACTGAGACTGAAGAGTTCTAAAGGCTTGAAGTATTTGTCTTTGATCTTCTTCACTATAAGCTTGTTTTGGTTCAGGTATTTGTATTGTTATTTTTGCCATTATCTTCTTCCGTCTGGTCTAACATCAAATCTAAACGTACCGTATCTCCAACTTTCATTAAGGTTTTCATTTTCTATTTGTACCGCAGCTAATCTTGCTCTAGCTCTTGTATCTACTTTAGATGTACTAGAAGTAATTGTAAAAGGACCTAGTGGGCTTGAAGCGGCTGATGTACCTTGTGGAAATTGATTTAAGAATATTGTTATTTTTGCGTTGCCGCTTATACGTTTAAAGTCTGGTAAAAATCTTCTTATACTCATTAAAAACTCACCATCTCCTGGGACACCTGCATTTCCATTTAAATCAAATTCTCCTGATTTAATAAATGATGGTATAGCTGTTGTCGTTCCATCACCATTTGCTTGATTTACTCCAACTTCATGTCCATAGTAAATAGAAGAACCATTTGAAATCCCACTAACAACTGGAAAAGTTGGTGCGTCTGAAGCATTGTAATCTGTAGCATAAGGCTGTTCATAGACTGTAGATCCTACCCAAGTTGTTCTATCTAAAGTTCCTGTTGTCCAAACACCTTCATCAAAGTTATAAGTCACTACTCTATCTACAACAGAAGAGTTCGCAGAAGGGTAAAACCAATTAATTTCTGAGTATAGTTCATTAATACCTCCAAAAACTAATTGCCCTGAATTATAGTTTATACCAGGATTGTTACCGTCAGTTGTAAATACAAAATCTTCTACTAAACATGGAAGTGATTTAACAGTACCATCATAAATGTAAAAGCCTCCAGTCTTACCCATCCAAAAAACAGCACCGTTTGCAAATGTTCCTGCGTGTTGACCTAATAAACCATTATTAGATCCAACTTTCCTAATTGAGAATGTAAAAGGTGGTCCAACAAATTGCATTTCATACGCAGCGGTATCAGTTAAAACTAAAATATAATCTTTTCCTTTAAAAGCTCCGACTATTCTTGTACCATCGTCTAATCTAAAAGTTCCTGCGGTGTTCGTTGATGTGGGTTCATAGTCAGATAAACTTTCTTGATCAGAAAATCTTATAAACATTTTATCTTGTGTTGATGATGAACCAATAGTTGTTTCTGTGCCAAGATGAAATAAATGTCTGTCTCTATCAGAAACTAATGTCATTACTGATTTAGTAGGCATACCACTTCCTATAGTAGCTCTTGTTTGTAATGCACTAGAAGAAGCTGGATTCCAAGTAAATGTTCGACCATTGTGTATTGTGGCTATTAGTATATTTCCGTAATTATCTAATGACCAATTTGCTGGTTCGATAGTAACTGTGCTTGAAGAAGAAGCCTCCCCCCAACCTACAAAATTTGTAATGTCGGTTACAGTTGAACCATTAGCATGTTCAGCTGCGGTTGTGCCGTTAATAGCACGAGTAATTCCACTAATCGTATTCGTGCCAGTAGTATTAGTGGTGTAGCTCATATCTTCAGAACCTATTCTTAGTTTACCGTTTGTTAAAGGTAAACTTGCTGTACTTGTAAGGGTAACTGATGTTGCGCCAACAAGCATTACTCCACCATTATTTATTGTTGTTGTTGAAGCTGCGACTGGTCTTCCACCAAAATTAAACGTGCCCCAGCCAAAACCATATGTTTGATTTAAAGGTCCAACAGGTTCATAAGGATTAACGTCTAAGGTGCCGTCAGTTGTTACTCCAGACTTAGATTCGGCTGAAGGCATTGTTATTGTAAATGTTGTGGTTGTTGGAACTGTTTGTACTTCAAAAAGTTTATTGTCAAAATCTGCAGCTGTGTAATCAGTGTTTGCTCCTGTGAAAGATCCTGCATTTGCAAAAGTTGTTATTTCACCAACATCTAAATTGTGAGAAGAAGTTGTAGTGATAGTTACTGTTGCTGATCCGTTGGTCGTTGTTATATTAGCGCCAGTAGAAAAATTAGTTGTCTCTAAAGGAGTAATATCATAAAAGGCACCTTCGTAATAAATAATTAGTACCTTATCAGTTCCTATTGCTGCGTATCTTTTACCTGCAGTATCAGCCCAAACATGTTGTGCTCTTGCAGCTCCTACTAATTTATCATTTACTAAAGCTTGCCAGCCCCCTATTTTTTCAGGCTCACCATATCTAAATCTAACATTATCTCCATCCACCCAACGACCTTCTGCGTCTGCTGGCGTAGATTGTTTATCAAACCCTGGTGCTATTTTTACTTTTGCTAAAGGCATACTGAAAGTATATCATTAGTAAGAACAATTATAAATATCTTATGACCAAGTTTTGTCCTTATATTCTGTAAAATTAAAGGCAATTGCATACTTAACTAAATCGCTTTTGTTAATATCGGTCATATGATCTAGCCATGGAGAAAATATCAAAAAAGTTCCTTTTTTTGGTTGTACAGACAAATTCAAATCAGGGAAAATTAATTCTTGATCAACATCATTTAAATATAGAATGCCTGAAAAACTAGAAGTAGCATGATTATGTCTTTCTGTGTAATCACCTTTTTCAATTTTTAAACCCCAAGCACTCTCTAAAGATGATTTACCAAATTTAATATATTTTGAAATATACTGAACACCTTCTTGTAGAACATTTAAAAATTTTTGATTTTCACAAAAAGCATTCCAAGCAGTCATTGTGCCCTTTACATTAGTTTTGTAATATAAATTAACTTTTTTTAAAGAATCTTCAATTTCGTTTATAAAATACTTATCGTCCAATTCTAATTGTATTTCGTAAAGACAGGCTTTTCTTAATAAATCTCTCTCAATAATCTTATGAGTCTTTATCATTTTTAACATTAACCTTATTAGAAAAGGTTTTTTGTTGTTGAATTTTTTTATTAAAACCTTCGTTAAAATCTATAGCAATTTTTACAAGGTTGTTACTTAAATGTTTTAACGATTCAGCGGTAAGGCTTAGTTTTCTTTTTTTAATTAAAATCCAAATTTCTTTCCAAGAAAAAACTATTTCTCCTGATCCATCTTTATTCTGTATTATTTTCATTTCGGTACTCCAAACCAAGGTCTTTTATCTAGGAACCATTCTACATGTGGTCCATTTTTATTTATATAATGTAGAAAAGTTTGTGCGTGCCAATCACCTTCAAACTCATTTCTCCAATGCTTAATATCACAACCTTTATACACAACTCCATCTCCATTTTCAAGAAAAACCTCTGCCCCACCCAAATAAATTGGCCATTTCTTGCCACAAGAATTTATTTTAACAGTAACACTGATTTCACAAGCAGGTCGATCAGTATGTTTTTTTAAATCAGCTAGATATGTATACATTCTCCAAAAAGAATATGTGGGTAATAACTCTAATCCAGTTTCTTTTTCCATAAGTTTTTTCTTAGATACCATCAAAGAATCAGTAGCTGGATCTCCGTAATACATTGTATCTCCTTGATCATTTTGTACAAAATCAAATTCTGTCATATTTGTTCTATGTCTCATTCTAGTGTAGTGAGTTAAAAGTTCTATTTCTTCTTTCGAAAGAAAATTTTTAATTACCTTATATCCCTTGCTTAATTCATCCATGATACTATTGAATACCTCACTCCTTTTTTTAAAGGTTTTACCATATGTGGAAACATGAAACTACTTGGCCAAATTACTAAAGATCCAGGTGTGTTTTTAACTATCTGTTCTTTGCCGTCTATATTAAAACAAAGTTCTCCGCCTTCATAATCATTGTTTAAAATTAATATTGAACTATATTTCCTATTCATACCAGGGCCGTCATCTACATGAAATTTATAGTGCCCTCCTTTTTCATACCTTAAACCTTGTAATTCAGTAATTGTTGCGGATCTAATATCAGGAAATTCTTTGATGTACGCTCTCATACCTTTCAATATGTAATAACTTATAAGATTAGCCCAATGAACTTCACTTAAAGATTCACTAAAATTACTTAAAGAAAGTATTTGAACATCTCTTACTTTTTTATCTGTAATGGCTTTTGAGTTTTCCCCTGTCCATAGCCCTCCATCTTCAAATTTTTTATCCTTAGATTTTTTATTAAAAAATCTAATACATTTACTTATAATTGAGGGGTCTTGAATGACGTGATAAACTTTAACAAAGTTTTGTATTGACATGTTGTTTTTTACAACATTATATTACTATTGTAAATAACGAATAGTAAAGGGTTCTGTAGATTGATTATCGAACCAATATCTTAAAAGTCTTGTTGTAACAGGGAAAGTTATAGATGAAAGATCTAAATTTTCTAAAGCTGTTTTAAAATTATTTAATCTTGTATTTAAAGATGAAAACTCAGAAGTTGCTAATTTTACTGCGTGTCTGTTCATAAAATTAGTAATAAATTCAATACTTCTATTTACGTCTTCTTGAAATATTTCTTGTGTCATACTTACTGGCTGATAATGATTATCTACTTCTACATCTTGTTCTATAACCAAATTACCATCTTGTAGTTTCGCTTCTTTTTCTCTGCATACAACTGTTTTATAGTCTTCTCTAGAAACTTCTTTTATCAAACCCTTACTTTCAAAGTGTGCAACATCTCCTCTTATAAGATTTAAATCTTCTTTTTCTTTTACACAAGTCTCTAAAATTCCGTCTGAATTAAAAATTAAATATGCCATAATTAACTGATTACATTCTCATAGATTGCTATTGCGCCATTGCTACCTGTTTTCCCTGTTGTTGGTGAGGACATAGAATTTCCTCCTTGCCCAAACATAACTGGTCTTTCAGGGCTTGGCTGAACACCAGTAAATCCTACGACTCCTCTTCTTACGTTTGCCTTAAAAGTGTTTTGTGCAGGTATAGATGCTGGTGCGCCTGTTGCTACTGAATAATCGAACGTAGCTCCTGGGGCAGTTCCTGAGCTTCCACCATTACCAAGATTTGGGTTAGGAGATCCTTGACTTGCTCCTCCTCCTCCCCCTGTAGCTTCTGCTTGTACTGGACTACCAAAAGTTGTCGTCCCGCCACCTGATCCCGCTCCTGGGTTACCTGTTCCAGCTGCTCCTACTGTGTACGGAGCTGTAAATGGAGAAGGTCCTGGTGATGAAATAGGTATGTTAAAGAATCCTAGTCCTCCAGTTCCTCCTGGGCCTTTTCCTTGAGCTCCACCACCTGTTCCGCCCCCACCGCCACCACCAGTTACGTAAACTCCTAATCTAGTAGTTCCTGGTTGTGCTGTGAAAGTAGCTGTTCCCGCATCTGCATCAGCGTAAGTTAATACAAAGTCAGGTGAGCCTGCAGAGCCAGTTGCAGCTGCAGTAATTCTTCCGTCTTCATCAACTGTGATGTTAGCTGTCGTATAAGCTCCTGCTGTTACAGCAGTTGATTGTAATTGGCTTGGACCAACAGAGTTGGCAGCCATTTTTGTAAGTGTAACATTTGATTGTAAAATTTTAGCTGTAGTTACAGCGTTTGATGAAATGTTTGCTGCACGTACAGCAGACGAAGCTAATTTGTTTGTTGTTACATTTGATTGTAAAATTTTTGCGGTTGTCACAGCGTTATCTGCAATTTGTGCTGCAGCTACAGTTCCACCTAATGTATCTAAAGAAATTTCTTTTAAATTTGTTCCATCTGAATAAGCTGCATAAATTTTTGCAGCATCTAAAGTAAATCCACTGCCTGATGCTGTTTTAATAGTTAAGTTTGTAGGGTTAGTTAAACCTGTTGCATCAAAGATGTAAAATTTTTCAATGCTATCAGGTATTGTACAAATTGTGCTAGCAGCAATAGATGCAGTAGCAAATTTAATAACCATATTTCTTGCATTAGAAATAGTTTTGTCGGTCATTACTAAAGCTAGAGTTCCACCACTTGATAGTGTAACTTGTTCAAATCCTGAAATAGCTTGTTGAATTAAGTTTAAATTATTATTTGTATTATCACCCCATGTACCAGCGTTTTCGCCAGTTACCATAAGCTCTAGTTTTAAATCTGCTGAATAACTCGATGTCATATAACTCCTATATTAACAAAATTATGCTGCTCGATCAACTGTAGTCCAAACATTATTTACACCAGGATTGATCTCGCTCCATGCCGTAATATTAACCGAACCTATACTAGCAGTCAACCCTATACCTGATACGTTTATATTTGCTGTACCAGTAGCTACAACCTGACCAACAGATCCATTTAATAATCCAGCAGTGGTAACTGGGTAAATTGATACAGGGGTAATTGAGCCCACTGATAAAGTAGCTCCTTGACCTGTTACGGATTCATTAGTTGTTTGTATTAATGTAATTGAACCTAATGTTAAAGAAGCTGATATTCCTGTTACATCAACAGGTGTTTTATTTTCAGGTATTACTTGACCGATAGATCCTGATAAAGCTTGGCCATTAGGTGAAACTACTGCAGTTCCAGTTACAGAAGATAAACTTCCAATAGAACTTTGTATAGCATCTTCGCCAACAAATACAGTTACGCTACCATCAATTTGTATTGAATTTAAACCTTGAGTAATAGTTAATAAATCTAAACCAGAAACTACTGCGGTAAAATCTGTTTTACCGACTGCAGTTCCCTGTGATAGTGTTGCTTGTTGCCCTGCTGGTAAAACAGAATAAGTTTCTCCCCAAGCTCTGTTACCCCAACCACCTCGGCCCCAACCAACTTCTACCAAAGCTTCTACTGATACAGTTCCTAAGTCTGCTGATAAAGATTGACCACCTGGAATAACAGATCCAGTTATGCCCCATGCAGCTGATCCCCATTCTGCTCTACCCCAACCATTTATAGAAACACCTTCAGCGTTTCCTTGTGATAATGTTAATGAAAGTCCTGTGACTGCTACAGCGTTTGAATCTTGATCACTCCACGTACCTGCGCTCCAGGTTTGTGCTCCCCATGTTTTAGCCATGAAGAACTCCAAACGGATGACCCGCTATGAAAAACAAATTAGTAATGTTTGCCATAGCAGGCACCTCCTTTTAAATTATGCGATTCTCAATATAGCTGCGCTTGTTGTAAATGCTGGAAACTGAATAGTAAAAGTTCCTGCAGATGCAGTTTTGTCACCGCCAAAATCTAATACAGCTACAGCTTTATCGGCATTAGTGTCATTATAAATTAATGCACCTCTTGCTGTAATTGTTACACCTACAAAAGATAAGTCAGAAAAATCTGTAATAGCAGTATTTGTTGCTAAAGACGTTCCTACATTTACTAATGCTTTACCACCTGAAGAATAACCACCAGATGGTGATGATACTTCGTTGCCAGTTGTAAAAGATGTTGTCGATTTTCCTAAAGTAGCCGAGTTAGTATACATTGATAGTTTAAATGAATTACCACCTGGGTTACTAAAATTGTGAGTTGCTTCTAATAATTCTTTTTTGAAAGAATTACAAATTGCGTTAGTTGTTATTGCCATGTTTTCTCCTTAATTAATTTTATGGTGACGGTGAAGGTACTTTAATTCGAGGCACTCCACTGTCGTATTCTCCTCTTCTTCGTCTACCCATTTGTTGTAGGGCAAAAGCTT